AGAAGTACCGCTCCCTTCGTGAGAAGAAGAAGACCCTCATGGGTGCGCCCAAGGAGGACATCGACGCTGCGGTCGTGATGAAGGGCGACAAGTTCGCCATGTCCGAGACCGAACTCAGCCCGAAGCAGAAGGAGTTCCGTGCCTTCTTCAAGAAGGCTTTGCAGAAGTTCGGCAAGTCTTCCCCCGCCAAGATGGACGATGCCGAGAAGAAGAAGTTCTTCAACTGGGTCGAGAAGAACTGGAAGGGCTGATCCCGATGCCCAAGGTCACCGTCAAGTTCAAGAAGGACAAGGCTGCGAGTGAGTTCGCAGCCAACTTCTCCATTCTTGACGATGGTGCGAAGGTGACGGTGAAGGGCAAGGAGGCTACTGTCGTTTCCTCCAACCCGAGGACGGTGTCCGTCGTGAAGCAGTTGTCGAAGGATGTCGTTGAGGACATCCGATACGGCGAGATCGCCGATGCGATGCTCTCTGCGATACGGGAGTCCATCTCGGGCAGCAGGGTTTCGATCCGTCTCTTGGACGGGGAGACCCAATCCATGACCCCTGCACAGGGAGAGGCTCTCGCCCGTGCATACGACCGCCTGTCGGAGAGCAACCAATCAGCCTTCCTCATCCTCGCATCAGAGGGCAGGGAGGCATTCACCCATGCCATTGGGTTCGCAAGGAAGAACGAGGAGAACGAGTAATGCCACAGATCGTAACCACCAACAAGCGTGTCGTGTATGCCACGGGAGCAACCGTGAGCAATATCGGCATCACCGCAAGCGCATTCTGCGACTACGGCACCACGGACGGAAGGCAACTCGGCGAAGGCTCGGGCATCACGAATGGCACGGCGGCGATCTCCAAGATCGTCTCGGGATCACCTTCCTTCAGCGTCAGCATGTCGGGACAGATCGTGTTCACGGGTGGTGCGGCTGGCGAGTACAACTTTGAGCGGTACACGCTGAAGCCCATCGGGATCAACCCAACGGGCGTGTTCGGCGTGACCGTCAGCACGGCGGGAACCGTGATAATCGAATTCGTCCTCTGATCTAAAAGACTACATAAGGGAAAAGGAGACGGGGATGAAACTCATCTGCGAGGTCAACGAGGAGATCGAAGTCCTGACCGAGGAAAAGAACGGTCAGCGGCAGTACTTCATCGAAGGAACCTTCCTGCAAGGCGACATCAAGAACCGCAACGGTCGTGTCTACGAGTTCAAGATGCTCAAGGACAAGGTCGATCAGTACCGCAGGGAGTTCGTTGAGGCGAAGAGGGCGTTCGGTGAACTCGGTCACCCCGAGGGTCCAACGATCAACCTTGAGCGTGTCTCGCACATGATCATGGAACTCCATCCTGACGGCAAGAACTTCTACGGCAAGGCGAAGATCACCGACACCCCATACGGCAAGATCGTCAAGAACCTCATCGATGAGGGTGCGAAGTTGGGCGTGTCGAGCCGTGGTGTCGGCTCCCTTGAGGAGAAGAACGGTGCGTCCTATGTCAAGGATGACTTCCGCCTCTCGACCGCAGCAGACATCGTCGCCGACCCTTCCGCCCCCGAGGCTTTCGTGCGTGGCGTGATGGAAGGCAGGGAGTGGATCTACGAAAACGGTCTCCTCGTCGCCAAGCAAGCCGAGGAGATCCGAAACAGCATCAAGAAGGCTTCTGCGAGGAATTTGGAGGAGGCGAAGATCGCCGCTTTCAAGAGGTTCCTCGGAAGGCTTTGATCGAACCCTTACGGAAGCCTACATAACAAGCACAGGAGAAAATCCATGGATTACGAGAGCAACGACGAAGTCGAAGAAATCATCCTTGACGAGGACGAGGTCACCGAAGAGGAGACCCCCCTTGACGAAGAGGATGCCAAGACCAAGCAGATGACCAACCTTTCCACCAAGCGTGGTGGAGCGGTCTCCGCTGCACCGACCGCATCGAAGGGTGTCGCCAACGCATCGAAGACGGGTGCGGGTAGCGGCAGGTACGCAGGTCTCTACAAGGACGGCACGGGCGGCGGCGTTGTCGTTCCCGAGCCTGTCGATGTCGGCGCAGGTAGCGGCGACTCCAAGTCGAAGTTGATGGCTAGCGTCAAGTCGAAGAAGGCGATGCGTGAGGAGATCGACTCCCACATGGATGCCATGTTCGACGGCGAGGACCTCACCGAGGATTTCAAGAACAAGGCTGCGACCATCTTTGAGGCGGCGATCAACGAGCGTGTCGAGGCGATCCGCACCGAACTTGAGGAGGAGTACAACAACCGCCTCGTCAGCGAGATCGAAGAGAACAAGACCGCTCTCACCGAGCAGTTGGACTCGTACCTCTCGTATGTCGTGAACGAGTGGCTTGAGGAGAACCGTCTCGCCGTCGAGAAGGGCATCCGCACCGAGGTCGCCGAGCAGTTCATGGAGGGTCTCCGCAACCTCTTCACCGAGCATGACATCATGGTTCCCGAGTCGAAGATCGACATCGCCGACCAACTCGCTGAGACCGCCGACCAACTGAAGACCCGTCTTGACGAGGAGATGCGCAAGAACATCGAACTCGCCGAGCAGGTCAACGAGTTCCGTCGCCACAGGATCATCGATGAGTTGTCCGAGGACATGACCCTTTCGCAGAAGGAGCGTTTCCGCACCCTCGCCGAGGGAGTCACCCTCGGTAGCGACGAGCAAGATGTTCGCAACAAGTTGGGCGTGATCAGGGAGTCCTACTTCAACGGCAAGGGCAGGAAGGCGGTCCTCACCGAGCAGACCGCCGCCACCGTCGAGGAGGGCATCAATGAGGAGCCCGCTTCCAACCAAGACCAAACTCAGTTTGTCAGCGAGTCCATGAAGGTCTACGCCGACACGCTGCGCAGGATTTCCAAGCGGTAAACAGCCGCTGCACTAAATACAGAACCTTTCAAACAAGGGAGAAAAGACAAAATGGAACTGACGATTTCCGAAGCCCTTCAGAAGAAGTGGCAACCCATCCTTGAACACGCTGACTTGCAGCCGATCAAGGACCCGTACCGCAAGGCGGTTACGACCATGCTCCTTGAGAATCAGGAGCAGTACCTCCGTGAAGCCGCACCGTCGAACTTCAGCGGCGCACAGTCTGTAGGACAGGAAGGCGGCGGCAATGTCGCTCGTTGGGATCCCATCCTCATCTCGCTCGTTCGTCGTGCAATGCCGAATCTCATTGCTTACGACATCTGCGGTGTGCAGCCGATGAGCGGTCCTACGGGACTTATCTTCGCCATGCGCAGCCGCTACATCAATCAGACGGGTCCTGAGGCTCTCTACCAAGAGGCTGACACCGCCTTCGGTGGCTCGGGCTCGACGGGTGCGACGGCTCAAGGCAACTACAACACCGATCCGTTTGAGATCAGCGGTGTGGATCCGTTCGGCTCGGGCACCCTCGCTCAGGCGACGGGCGTGAAGGGCACTAGGGGCTTCAGCACCTACGGCGGTGAAGCCCTCGGCGACTCGGCGAACAATCCGTTCCCGCAGATGGCATTCAGCATTGAGAAGACCACGGTCGAAGCGAAGACCCGTGCCCTCAAGGCTGAGTACACGATGGAACTCGCACAGGATCTCAAGGCGATCCACGGTCTCGACGCTGAGACGGAACTCGCCAACATCCTGTCGAGCGAAATCCTTGCCGAGATCAACCGTGAGGTCGTTCGTGTTATCTACGCCAACGCCAAGTTGGGTGCGAAGAGCGGCACGACCCAAACCACGGGTGTCTTCGACCTCAATGTCGATTCCAACGGTCGTTGGAGCGTTGAGAAGTTCAAGGGTCTCCTCTTCCAGATTGAGCGTGAGTGCAATCAGATCGCCAAGGAAACCCGCCGTGGCAAGGGCAACTTCATCGTCTGCTCGTCGGATGTCGCCTCGGCTCTGTCGATGGCGGGTGTCCTCGACTACGCCCCTGCCCTCAGCACGAACCTCAATGTGGATGACACGGGCAACACCTTCGCAGGTGTCCTCAACGGCAAGTTGCGTGTGTACATCGATCCGTACTCGTCCATGACCACCTCGCATGACTTCTTCATGGCGGGTTACAAGGGCTCGTCGGCTTACGATGCGGGTATGTTCTACTGCCCGTATGTGCCGCTGCAAATGGTCCGTGCGGTCGGTGAGCAGTCCTTCCAGCCGAAGATCGGCTTCAAGACTCGCTACGGCTTGGTCAACAATCCGTTTGCGACGATCAACAACGGTTTGTCGGTGGCTGACCCCTACGACACCAATGCGACCCGCAAGAACATCTACTACCGCATCGTCAAGGTCACGAACCTCTTCTGATCGGTCGTAGCAGGGAACTCATGGGGGCGGGGTCGAAAGACCTCGCCCCTTGTCATTTGGATACATACTTCGATGGAACCGTTCCCCCGTGTCCCTGACGATATCAAGTTCAGTCCCCTGAACCGTCAGCCCATCAACACGAACCCTTCGTTCAGCACGAACTTCAGGCTGATGATCCCCAAGATCCGCACGGGGATCTACTTCTGCACCGAGGCGACCTTTCCGTCGCTCACGATGGAGCCGATCAAGGTGCCTGTTCCTCTGTCCCCTTCGCTCAAGTTCTTCGGTAACAAGATCGACCACGGGGACCTCTCCGTCAAGTTCATCGTGAACGATGACTTCAGCAATTGGTTTGAGATGGCTGATTGGTTCAACAAGAGCCTCAACTACTACGGCTTCTTCAAGGACCAATCCGACGCTAGGCTGAGGAACATCATCACCGACTCGGGTCAGTTGCTGATCCTCAACAACAAGAAGAACCCCGTCGCTCGGGTCCTCTTCGATGGTCTGATGATCACAAGCCTTGCTGGCATGCCGATGAACTCAAGCGTTTCGGACAACGCCCCGCTCATTTGCGATGCGACCTTTCAGTTCACCGCTTACGACATCAAGGAGCCCTGATGTCCACCACCGACCTCAAGGATTGGTTCCCGAAACTGACCGACTTCGGTGCCCTCGGGAACAACCCCATCAACACCAACCTCGCCATGGCGACGAACTACAGGTTCGTCTGCGAGAAGGTGCAGGGGGTGACCTACTTCTGCACCTCGGTCACCACGCCGAGCCTTTCTTCCAATCCCGTGGTCCTCAACCACCTGTTCGCCGCCAACGACATCAAGTTCCCTGGCGGAAGGTCGCCATCGGACCTGTCGCTCAGGTTCATCGTCAGCGAGGACTTCAGCAACTACATGGAGATCGTCCGATGGCAGCGGTCGGGTGTTCCGTACAGGGACTTCAGGGAAATCGTGCCCGAGTACAAGGGGAATGTGAACCACGGCAAACTGTTCTTCCTCAACAACAAGAAGAACCCCGTCCTGATGATGACCTTCTCCAACCTCATCCCGACGCAGATCTCAGGGTTCACCCTTACGCAGAGCGAGACCGATCCCACCCCGATCTACGGCACGGTGAACTTCGTGTTCGATGCCTACAGGGTCGATCCCGTCTCCTAGGGTCGTGGCTTCCTCGGAGCCATCGGAGGCTTCGGCTTCTTCACGGATGTCTTGCTCCGTCTGTCGGACGGGGACAACGGCTTTGCGGACTTCTTCGGACGCTTCGGCTTGACTGTGGCTGTTCGGCGAGGCATGCGTATGTTTAGGGTCGATCCATAAGTAAAGGCATGAAACCCTTGAACTTCCAAAGGATCGGCATCATCGTCCTGTTCACGATTCTCGGCGTTCTCGCCTCATGCAAGACCGTTCCGACCGTGGTGGAGCCCAAGCCATCGACGGGCACATCCTCGGTGACCCTCAACTCCGTGGTGGATCACACGGAGGACTCGGTCGAGAGCATCAAGAACGATGCCATGGGCATCAAGAAGGACACTAGGATCGTCAGGGAGGCTCTCTCAATCGGGGTCATCACCGAGTCCCTCTCTAGGGATTCGTCCCCCACCGAGGCACCCAAGCCGTCCGATGTGGCGGTAGACACTCTCGCCAAGATAGATGCCAAGGCAGAAAACATCTCCCAATCTGCCGAGGAGATCAGGCGGGAGACCGAGCGGCTCAACACCCTCAGCGAGGAGGTCGAGACCCTTGAGCGCAGCCTGACGAGCCTACGGCTCATGCTTGAAGAGACCCGAGTCAAAGCCATGGAGAAACTGTATTCGTACATCTCCATGTTCTGGGTCATCGGTTTCGTGCTGATCGCCGCAGGTGCAGCCGTGGCGTTCTTCCTGAATAAGACCTATGGTGGAAGCCTTGCCATGCTCGGGGTGCTGATGCTCGGGTTCGCCTCGGCATCGCAGTACTACATGGAGGAGATCGCCCTCGTCGGGGCGATACTCCTCATCGTGGGATTCGTGGCATCCATCGCCATGATCGTGTGGTCAACGATCAAGAGCAAGAGGAACTCGACCGCCATCCATGAGGTGGTCGAGATGATCGAAATCCTCAAGGAGACGATGACCGACTCCGAGAAGGAACGCATCTTCGGCACGGACGGGCTTGCGTCGAAGGTGCAGAGCGACCTGACCATGCAAATCATTGCCAAGATCAAGGAGCGCAACGGCTTCAGGAAGTTGAGTCAGGTCAGTCCCTCATACTCTTCATCACAGCCGCAAGCAGGGCAAGAACCGACACCCCCACCGAGTACGCCGTGACGGCTCCGAGGAACGACATCCCGCAGGTGTTCCTCAGGAACTCGTAGATTCCGAACCAACAGAGGGTGCCAACGAAGGACACCGACAACGCTAAGAGAAAGATGACGAGGATGACCGCTATGGTTGTCTTGTTCATGTCACATGCGTCCTTGCATATGGTTGGTGCCCCCCGTCGCATGGGGGGTGTCGCACCGAGGATGTATCGTTAGATCGGTTCGTAGCCGCCATCGGCGAGGGTCTGCCACATCTTCTGTGCATCCTCGACCTTCCATACGCCCATGTCATCCGAGGGGAAGTCGGGCGCATAGACACGCCATCGACGGTCGATCCGAACGAAGGAGACCTTTTGGGGGTCATCGCTGTCGGGTAGGGGCGTGAAGGTGTAGTGGCAGTCGTTGCCCGACAGGATGAGCGGGTTGTCGATGCGGAACTTCGGCTTCATCGTCACCCCCTCATTCGGTCACATGCAACTTGCAGAGGAACCGTCGAGGGTTCCTTCCATGATCAGGTTTCCTCGGTCATCCTTTCGTCCGTGGGGCTGAAGGGTGACCGTGTACTTATCGGTGTTGGTTTGGCTGCAACGCCACATCCTGACCCTGATCTGCCCCTTCCACGACTGCGTCACGGTTTCGATGGAGTGGTGACCTCTCGCCGTTGGCACGGTCTTACGGGCTGACTCTGTGATCTGTGCGTAGAAATGGGACATTTCTTTCCTCCGATGGAATTGCGGCGTTCGTCACATGTACCTGTCGTTCGTGACTTCCCTCATCGTGTCAAACATCAGGACAACATTGGATCCACCAAGGTCTTCGATGAGGGCTCTCGCATCTTGGATTTGATCACTTTGCGCCATGATCTGCTTTTCAGATCGGGAGATTTGGGCGATGCGCC